GTGACGCGAAAATTTTTTTCCCAAAATGAATAATTTTAGGAGGTGGCTTGAATGGCTGGTAGAAGCTCAAAACCGATTGAGCTCGTAAAAGGCCATCGGACTAAAGCAGAAAAGAAAATCAGAACCGAAGCAGAAAAAGAGTTATTAACTGGAATAGCCCTAAAAGAATGGCCAGAAGTTAAGAAAAATCCTGCAGCTCATAAAGAATTTTTAAGAATAAAAAAAGTGTTAAATGCAATTAAGAAAGATGATGCTTTACACGAGGCGGTAATTAATCGCTATTGTTTATTATATGGTGAGTGTCAATTTTTCGAAACCTTAAAAGAGACAACAAACGAAGAATTAAAAGAACTTTGGGAACAATACCAAAAAAATGCGTTTGATTATATTACATATCTATCCGAGAAAGATAAAATTTACAATAGACTTTTAGTGGCTGATAAAAAGATCATGGAAAAGCGAAAAATGATGTTTGACATTGAAAAAGAAAACATTATGACAATACAATCCGCTTTGCGTAGCATCCCAAAGAAAGAACAGTCAAAAGGCGACAGTCCAATAGCTGCATTTTTAAAGCAAAGGGCCGGTATAAATGGCTCATAATAAAAATAGAGCCCTTGAGGTTATACAATTTATCCAGCTTTTAAAATTGGTTGACGACTTCCACGGTCAACCTTTAGTTTTGCAAAATTGGCAGCACAATATTTTATGGGATGTTTATGGCACGGTTAACGAGCATGGATTTAGACAGTTTAGATATGCATATCTTGAAATACCGAAAAAGAACGGCAAAACAACCTTAATAGCTGGGTTGTGTGTTACTCATTTAGCTTTAGATTCGCCAGGAGGACAGATTTATTGTTGTGCAGCTGATAGAGAACAAGCGTCATTAACTTATAACGCTGCAAAACAAATGATTGAGCAGGACGACGACCTACAGGAAATATTTAAGATTGTAGACAGTAAGAAAACGATTATAAATAAACTTACTGGAACATTCTTAAAAGTTTTATCTGCAGAAGCGTTTACAAAGCATGGTATCAACCCTACCGTGGTTATATTCGATGAATTGCACGCCCAACCTAATAGAAAACTTTGGGATGTAATGACTTTCGGATCCGGTGCGGCAAGAAAAGAACCTTTGTATTGGGTGATAACGACAGCTGGCGACGATCCAGATAGGCACTCAATAGGTTGGGAAGTGCACGAATACGCAAGAAAAATAAGGGACGAAGAAATTGTTGATCCTTATTGGTATGTAAAAATATTTGGAGCCCCAGACGATGCGGATATATTTGACGAAAAACTTTGGTATGAAGTAAATCCGTCGCTTGGCGTTACTATTAACATAGAATCTGTAAGGCAGGAATCAATAGGAGCAAGAAATGACCCAGAAAAAGAAAAATTATTTCGTTGGTTAAGGCTTAATCAGTGGGTGTCATTAAAAGCCGTCGGATGGTTGCCAATAACTTTGTGGGATAAAACAATAGGCAAATGGAGTAAAGCCGATTTGGTAGGCAAAAAGTGCTATATGGGGTTAGACTTGGCAAGTACAGGAGACTTAGCAGGAAAGGCATTAATATTTCCACCACAAGAAGGCTTTGAAGATTGGCGGGTACTTTTTGAGGGGTGGATACCAGAGGAAAAAATGAAAGATAGGATCAAAAGAACTGGCATACCTTTTGATAAATGGGTTAAAAATAACTATATTTTTGCAACCCCTGGGCCAGCAATCGACTACGATTTTATTCAGTCAAGAATTATCTCTGACAGCAAACAATACGACCTTAGAATGGTATGTGCTGACCCTTGGAATGCCCAAATGCTAACTCAACAGCTATTAAAAAATGAAATTGAGGTTGTTAATATAAGTCAAGATTTTAAAAGCCTATCGCCGCCAATGAAAGAAATAGCAAGGCTTCTACAAACTGGGCAAATGACCCATGAAGATCATCCAACTGCTCGCTGGTGTTTTGGTAATGTGAGCATAGCTGTAGATGGCAATGAGAATATCAAACCAATGAAAAACAGGTCAAAGGATAAAATTGACTTGATTGTTGCTTTAATAACCGGAATGGCTATGGCTATGAGGTTGGAAAAGGTATCGGCATACGACAACCGACCCACAGGCAGAAAGGTATTAACAATTTAGGAGGAGTTGAATTGAAACTACCCAAAATACGAAATCCGAGTGAAAAAATTGAAAATATAATTCAGGAAACCGCCTTGATAGGTGGTTTTTTAATGCTTGCAATAGGTTTATACAGTATATTCCCCCCCGCAATGTGGATTATTTGCGGCCTGATTTTAATGGCTTTCGGGATACCTTGGAAGCAAATACGCAGAAAGGAGGGGAAGTAATTGGGCTTATTTGGTAACATAATTGTTAAAAATTATTCGTTACAAGACTGGGAAAAGGATTTAAAAACGTCTTTATTTATGCGACAAAGCAAAGCCGGTATAAATGTTAACGAATCAACAGCGATTAAAATGTCTGCAGTGCTTGGAAGCGTGCTGGTATTATCTCAAACCCTTGCTTCTATGCCTTTGATACTTTACAAGGACCGCAAAAGAGGAGACAAGTCAAGCGGAAAAGACAGGCATGTTGATCATCCATTGTATGACCTTGTAAAAACAGCACCTAATGATGAAATACCAGCTATGGTTTTTAAGGAAACTATGATGTCACACATGACGTTATCTGGCAACGGATATGCTCAAATAATAAGGTCCAGAAGAGGTGATATTTTAAGTCTTGACATACTTCCATGGTGGCAAATGGAGGCTAAGAGGAATTACAACACTGGAAAAATTGAGTACTGGACTAATGACAGAGGCAAACAAATCCAATTAGACTCTAAAAATGTACTTCACATTCCTGGATTAAGTTTTGATGGTGTAACAGGATATTCGCCTATAAAAATGGCAATGGAAGCTATTGGGTTAGGGTTAGCAGCTGAACATTTTGCAGGGTATTTTTACAGCAACGGTGCCAATATTGGCGGTGTTATTACCATGCCAGGACACATCCAAGATCCTGGTTCACTTAAGGAAGAGTTAGGAGAGAAATTCGAAGGACTTGGAAAGGCTCATAAAGTCATGTTTCTTGAAGATGGTATGAAGTTTGAAAAAGTTATAATGCCGCTTGCAGAGGCCCAATTCCTTGAAACTCGTAAATTTCAAGTTGAAGAGATTGCAAGGATTTACCGCGTACCACTTCATTTGTTGCAAAACCTCGATAAAGCAACTAACAACAATATAGAACATCAATCCCTTGAGTTTGTAATGTATACAATGTTACCTTGGTTTACTCGCTGGGAACAATGGCTTAATTTTAAACTTTTGACCAAAGAGGAAAGGCAGCAAGGGTTATTTTTTGAGTTTCTTTTGACAGCATTACTAAGAGCCGATACAGCTGCAAGATCAAAAATGCTTCATGAAATGAGGCAAGATGGAATTATTAATGCCGACGAATGGCGTGAGCTTGAAAACATGAATCCTCAAGAGGGTGAATATGGCAAGACGTATTACATTAATGGAAATATGATAAGCACGGAAACTGCAGCTAAACAACAGCCAAGACAAACAAATACGGGAGGAGGTGGAAAACTAGATGCCTAAAAACAAAAAGTTTTGGAGTTTTAAAAATAAGGATGAAAGCACAGGGGAATTGATGCTTTACGGGGATATAAGTTCTTTGTCCTGGCGGGGCGATGAAGTAACGCCAAAGCAATTCAAAAAAGACCTTGACGATTTGGGTGATATAAGCACTTTGAATGTCTATATTAACAGTAACGGTGGCGATGTGTTTGCAGGCCAGGCCATTTATTCTATGATCAAGAGACACAAAGCAACTGTTAATGTTTATATAGACGGTTTAGCTGCCTCTATAGCATCGGTAATTGCAATGGCCGGTGATAAAGTAATAATCCCTAAAAATGCAATGCTTATGATACATAATCCATGGGCTACTGCAATAGGAAATGCAGAGGATTTCAGGAAAATGGCTGACGATCTTGACAAAATAAGAGAAAGCATCATAACTACATACAAAGATAAGTCAGAGCTTGAAGATGAAAAAATAATTGAATTAATGGATGCCGAAACATGGTTGACAGCCGAAGAGGCAGTAGATTACGGTTTTGCTGATGAAATCGAGGATGAAAAACAGGTTGCTGCATCACTAAATGACGGTTTTTTAACGGTAAATGGTCAGGAATTTGATATATCAAAGTATAAAAACGCCCCTAAATTAGCATTTTTGCCGCCCAAAATACCAGAGAAACCGCCCCAAAATAAAGATAATAAGCAAGATGAGCAGACCGAAAAGGAGCTGCTTTCTTTATATGCAAGCCAAATTCAAATCACTAAAAATCTGATTGGAGGATAAAAACATGAATAAAGAGCAAATCTTAGCTGCAATAAAGGCGGCTATGGCAAAACAACAGCAGATTTTTGATACTGCAACAAAAGAAAACAGAGGGTTTACAGATGCAGAAAAAACAAGCTTTAACGACATTCAGAAGGAAATTGATGGATATAAGGCACAATTGGAAGCTATCGAACAGTTGGAAGCTAATAACAGCTTCATGAACGCCCCTGCAACACCAAAAGTAGTTCCGACTACGATGGAAACACAGGACGAAGTTTTGGACGATGGCGGATTCAAAAATCTCGGTGAGTTTATGTTCTGCGTCAAGAACGGTGACAAAAAAGGAAGAATAATGGCTCTTTCTACCAGTGATGTAGGTATAATGATACCACCTAAATTCGGTCAAAACATTCTTATGCTTGACGGAGAGCAGGAAATTGTTATGCCAAGAGCCACAAATATACCTGCTGGTGACCCTCCTGACTCACCGTTTACAATCCCTTATCTTTCACAGGGTGCTGATGGTGCTTTAGGCGGAATGGCTTTAACTTGGACAGCAGAAGGCAAAACCATTTCAGACGTAAAAGAGCCAAATATCAAAGACTTAACACTAACACCTCAAGAAGTGTCAGGCCTTGCCACAATTAACAATAAAACTTTAGCAAATTGGGCTGCAGCTGGTACTCTTGTTGAAACAATTATGCGTCAGGCATATGTAAATGGCAGGGACTCAAAATTTATTAAGGGCTCCGGTGCCGGCTGTCCTCTCGGAGTTTTAAATGCCCCTGGAGCTATAAAAATCAAAAGAAATACATCAACAACTTTTAAGTATGCTGATGCTGTTGCAATGATGGCAAGGTTTTACGATCTTAGTAGCGCGGTTTGGATAATAAATCAGAACCTTATGCCTGACGTAATGACGATGAAAGACGAAGCAAACCAGTATATATTTATTGCTGGCGATGCAACAAAAGGAACACCGCCTACTTTACTTGGTATACCTATTAAATGGACATTTAAAAACAGTGCAAAAGGCTCAGAAGGTGACGTTGCCTTGATTAACTTCTCATATTATTTAACCAAAGCCGGATCAGGCCCATTTGTAGCAATATCTGAACATGTTAACTTCAAGTCAAATCAAACAGTGTTTAAGATAGTTGCAAACATTGACGGGCAACCTTGGGTAAAAGATCCGTTAGCGATGGAGGATGGTACAACCGTATCACCTTATGTAATACTGCAGTAAAAATAAAATATAACGGAGGTAAGAGGAGAAATGAAGCCATTATATAAAAGAACTAAAAAAGATGTTGCATTAGTGCCTCAAACTATCAATAACACTAATGTAACTGGTAAATATTTTGATATGTCTGGGCATAGAAAGGCACTTTTTACAGCTTTAATTGGTGCTATAGCTGCAACGAAAACAGTAAAGCTTGAGGTTTTGCAAGCTACAGACGCCACTGGCACAGGTGCAAAAGGTATCCCATCAGATGCAGGGCAGACAGCTACAGCGACAGTGACAGCCAACACAAAGGTTACTGAAATGACAATTACCCTAGCAAGCGTATCAGCTGCAGATACTGTAAAAATTAACGGGCTTACGTTTACGGCTCATGCTAATACAACAACAGCATCCAAAAGAGAGTTCAAAATTGACGGTGACGACACAGCAGATGCAGCAGCACTAGCCACATTAATTAATGACGATACATATGGGGTGCCAGGCGTAACAGCTACGGCAAGTGCCGCTGTGATCACTCTTAAGTCAACAGTGCCCGGTGAAACTGTAATAACTGTATCCGATCAATCTGCAACAATTACACCAGCTACAACTCAGGCTATGGCTTTTGTTGAAGTTGATGTATCAAGCCTTGATATTGCTAACGGTTATCAATATTTGGCGGCAAAAGTAACATCTACCGCAAATGGAATTGTTGGTGTTGATTTAAACCGTGGTGATGGAAGATTTGAAACAGATCAAAAAGTCGGAGCTTATGCAAGCGTGTAAAGGAGGAAGGGGCTAAATGCCCCTAATTACTATTATGGCAAAAGTAAAAGTTAAAACACTCCAAAGTGTAAGATTAGACGGAAACGACATTCTTGCAGATCAGATAGTTGAAATTGATGAAAACATATTAGCTGAATGGCTTGGCAAAGAACTGGCAACCACCAATCTTAAAGAATCAGAAGTAAAAGAGCAAAAACAACACGAAAAGAAAGACCGTAAAAAGGGCAGTAAAACGCCCTAAAAGGTGGGTGAAAAATAAATGGACATTACAATAAATAGCAGCCCATATGCTGGAAATGTATCAGAGACTCTTGTTAATGTAAATTTTTCAAGCGGAAAAGGGAAAATGGTCTTAGTCAATACAGGAAATACAGTTTTAGAGATTTACATTAACAGTGACGCGGATGAAATTTATCCAGGTAAAAGATTTGAGTATAATGGGTATATTTCAACGTTTAAATTAAGAAGCAGAAAGGGTCTTGGAACATATTCCTTGAGTGCTGATGGAATACAACAAATCATTATATTAACTCAAGCTGAATATGACGACCTCCCCGAAACCAAAAATACAGACGGTGTTGTCTACTTGATTAAGGAGTGATAACCATGATGATGTTTAACGGAAGTAGCATTGCAGATATAAAACATAATGGTAATATCATCACAGATGCGTATTGTAACGGTCAGAGTTGTTACTCTAGCAGTTTAATTAGTTATAAAAATAAAGTAGTATTAGATGATTTTGCATCAGTAGAAAGTTATCATCCTGACACTGTGCCTACTTTGATAACAAACCCGACATATTCACACCAAGCAGATGGAAAAGCTTTAGCTGTCACGATTGACGCCGAAAGTACATTGGCAATTATAGATAAGTACATACAAAAAGATATGAGCGATCTCAACTGTGTTGATGTATGGTGTTATATACCTGATATATCTCAAGTTGATCGTATAGGTATTATTTTACGGACTACAAGTTCTGCATATCCACAATTTGAAATGCTTTATTACAGCTATTATGCGGATAGTACTAAACCAAATTTATCAAACGGCTGGAATCATTTTAAGATTACAAAAAGTATGTTTAAGGCTATCGATGAGCCTTCGTGGTCTTGGGTTGAAATATTATCTTATAGAGTGTGGGCTATAGGCGAAAATAAACCTACAGTATATTTTTCTGATTGCAGCTATAATGAGCAAGTTAAACCAGCAGTTTTAATCCATTCGGATGATGGCTATAGAAACAATGTAACTGTAACTCACGCTCTGGCTAAACAATATGGAATCAAGTGGAACTTTTGGATACCACATTCTAGCATTATCGGTGGAAATGAAAATTTATTAACAGAGCCAGAATTAGATGCTTTAGCAGCAGATAGTGGCAATGTACAATTATGCAATCACAGTTGGACGCACCCCAATGATTTACACCTAGAATTACCACAAACTCAAATTGATGAATTTGTCTTGATGAGAGATTACATGTTGGCTCGTGGTTGGGGCGACGGTGCATATTATTTTGCAACTCCTGGTGCAGGGGAATGCTGGGATGAGCCTATGATGCAACGCTTAAGGGATAATGGATGCAAACTGGCAAGAGTTAACCGAACAGGCATACCGATAGCATTGCCGATTGCGAATAAGTGGGAGTTACCAAATATAGCCTTAGGATCTGCTTCTACTTGGGCAGATGATATTAAACCATATTTAGATTGGTGCCTAGAAGGCGGTATAACGCCATCGTTTTATTGGCACGATGTCAGTCCTGTAGGAGTTACACCAGTCGGATGGCAATTCCCGGGCGATTTAGTACAGCAAATGTTCCAATACATACAGGCAAACGGAATAAAAAGTTTGTTTATGAAAGATTTGTTAAGGTTTTAAGCACTTTGAAAGTAGGTGATGATTACGGGCTTAAAATTAATTAACCCAATAGCAACCGAACCTATAACATTAGCAGAGGTCAAGCAACATTTAAGACTTGATCCAGACGACACCAGTGAGGACACCCAACTTAATAGCTGGATAACGTCAGCAAGGGAACACGGAGAGAGTTACACCCGAAGGGCTTTTGGTACTCAAACATGGGAATTGACCTTAGATAATTTTCCGTGCAAGGATTATATAGAGATACCAAAACCGCCGTTACAGTCAATAACCTCCATAACCTACAAAGATTCAGCAGGAACAGAACACACATTTACTGATTACATAGTTGACATTGACAATGAGCCAGGGAAAGTAGTGTTAGCCTATGGAAAGCATTGGTCTATATTCACACCTTACCCAATTAATGCGGTCCGTATTCGCTTTGTGTGCGGTTATAGTGACAATATACTTACATGTTTTAAGGATGCACTTAAATTCCATGTAGGTTTATATTACAAATATCGTGACGAGGCAATCCCGAAAGACCATATTGACACAGTAAACCGGATTTATTATCCAAATAGGGTATTTACCTTTTAGGAGGTATCAAAATGCAATATATCATGTTAGAAGAGATTTTAACCCCAACCAGGACTTATATGATAAATGAAATCGTTAGTCCTGGTATTTTTATAACTGCTGCAACTCTTAAGGAATGGGAGCGACAGGGTAAATGTAAAGAGGTGTTGGAAGATGCCAATATCAGCAGGGAAACTGAACAAGCAAATAACGATACAACAGAACCAGCCAGTCGAACAACTGGACGGAAGCGAAAAAGAAAACTGGACGACGCTGAGGACGGTGTGGAGTGACATTCTGAGCCAGGGTGCTAAGGAGTTTTACCAAGCCCAAAAAAAATACAGTGAGGTTACAAAAGTATTTCAGATCCGGTATTTTGATGGCCTTACAACTAAGCACCGCATACAATATGGCACTAGGATATTTGACATCTTGGGAATTGACAATATAGACGAGGCGAATGAGCAGTATTTAATATCTGCAAAGGAAGTGATATAAGGTGGAGTTTCACGAGGCATTTACACAGTATTTGAAAAGTTATAGTGGTCTAAATAGTTTAATTAGTGGCAGGGTTTATCCTGATTTTATACCACAAAATAAGCCATTGCCGGCTATAGTCTACCATCTTATATCATCCGATGTTGGGTATACACTTGAAGGGGAACAGGAATTACAAATCGTCAATTATCAATTTGACTGTCATGGTAATTCAGATAGCGAAGCTTTTGCGGTGTATAAACAACTGCGAAAAGCCTTCAAAAACTTTCAAGGGAGCATGAATGTATACCATGTTCAGATGATCGAAATTGAGGTCATTTTAGGCAAGGACTATAGTGATCCAATACAAGATCACTGTTATAAAATCGAATTTAAATTTTACTACACAGAATAGGAGTTGATATTATTATGAGTAATGCAACTTTAGGGATGGGCACAAGCCTATCAAGAAACGGCAATGTTATTGCAGAACTCACCAAAATAGGTGATATAAGCTTAAAACGCGACATGATTGATGTTACAACATTACAATCACCTGGGCAAAAAGAAGAGGTTATTCCGGGATTGAAACGTACCGGAAGCATATCTTTTGAAGGTAATTTTTATCCTGGCGATACATTGGGACAGATAGGCTTGCAGTCAGACTATGACAACGGAGTATTGCAAGATTTTGCAATTACGTTTCCAGCCACAACCGGAACTACATTTACATTCAGCGGTTATGTTGAGGAATTAACATTTGGTGCTGCAGAGCCTAACGGGGTTATACCGTTTAAAGGTAGTATAAAAATAAGTGGCGATACTTCTTTAGGAATAACACTTTCAAACAATATTACTGCTTTGACTTTATCGGGTAGTGCAGTATGGTATCCTGCTTTTTCTGCAACAAGATATGGCATTGAAAATCCATATGTCGCTACAGTTCTTACAGGTGTAAGTAGCGTTACAATAACGCCAACTTTTGCAGCTGGTACATGTACAATTACTTCCGGATCGCAGTCAGTGACAGTTGCTTCGGGTGCTGAGTCTAGTGCAATTAATTTAGGTGCTGCTGGATCGGTAACTACTATCGACATTACAGTTAAGGAAACTGGCAAAAGCCCAAAAGTATACAGAATTAATGTGGCCAGGGCATAAAGGAGGATTGATTGACAATGGCAGTACCTTACAAAGAAATAGTTTTAGATAAACCAAGGCGGATTAAGTTTAATACTTCTGCCTTAATTACTGCCCAAGCTTTATGCGGAAAACCAATAATGCATATTATTAGCGATGCCGTGCAATGTGACGTTGAAGTTATCGCAAAATTACTTTGTGCAGGGTTTAAGCACGAGGATAAAGATATTAACGTCAATAAAGTAGTTGATTTATTAGATGAATACGTTGACGACTTATCATCAATTTACAAAATTGTTGTCGAGGCTTTTTGTGCTGCTACTGGTGCAAAAGTAGAGGAGAAAACAGAGGTTACCGAGGGAGAAATTGACCCAAACGCATAGAGGCCGATTGGTTAGAAACTCAAATAAATACATTTGAGAAAATAGCCGTCGGTCAATTAGGTATGACTTATGATCAATTTCTTGATCTCACTTTTGTTGAATTAGATATCAAGATTGAAGCATTTGCCGAAAGGATTAACAGGGAGAATCAATTACCCATTGTAAATGCTTGGTGGGTGGGTAGGATGGTAGCCGAGGGTGTTGCTTGTGTATTCAGCGAAAAAGCTAAATATCCAACATTAGAGGATTTACTAGAACCTAAAATGTCAGAACCTATGACACCTGAGGCGATGGAAGCACACGTGGTAGCTTTTGCAAAGGCGTTTGGTGCAAAAGAAATAATTATAGATGAGGGGTGATAGAATTGCCGCCCAGAACAAGAGGTCTTGAGGTAAGAATACAAGGCATGCACGAAATAATAAGAGACTTAAGGCGTTTGGACGATAGAGGAAAATCCATTTTAAACGATGTTGCATTATCAGGGGCTCAATTTGCAGCCCCTCAACTTGCGAACACAATACCGCCAAGCGACGATGATAAGCATATTAAGGATAAAGTAAAAGTTAAATCCAACAAGCGTAAAAGCAAATATACAGCAGCGGCATCCGTTACAATAGGCAGTGCTGCAAAGGGTTATAATTATGCTTTCCATTACGAAACAGGCTACAAAATGACTCTTAAGGACGGGAGCATAAAGCGTGTTCCTCCTGCCAAGACAGTCCGCAGGAAATTTGACCAAATTAAAAGACAAATAGCCGACCATATGGGTAATGAGTTTGTACAGAGAGTAGGTGGTATCTGATGGCAAGTGGTGTAATAAGGACCATAACAACCAGGTTTGTGGCAGATATCTCCCAATGGTCACAACAGATGAACCAAGCACAGTCCACAATGACAAGAATTGGACAGACAATGACGGCTATAGGTGCAAA